TCCTTCAGGACATCGAGAACGATCGCCGCGGCCCCCATCTGATCTGCGATGCCAAGGCAACGCGTCATCGCATCTATGAGAAGAGCTGTGCCAAGGCCCTGCCCCTGCATGTCCGTGTGAACGCCGACCGCTCGGATATAAATTACAGGAATGTCCGGCACCCCGGCACGCTGCCATTTACCCGGGCCGATATTGGCACAAACAGCAAGTGCGCCAAGAGTATAGAACCCCAGGACCGCCTGATCGTCTTCGGCCGTCGCGATCCAGGCGGCAACCATACCGCTCTTGATCTGATCCGAAAGCGAGGACTTTAGGAAATTGTCGATCGGGCCAAAGCCGCAAGAAAAAGCGCTGCGGTCATGCAGCGCCTTGTCGAACTTCGCGATTACCAGGGCAGGTTGATACGCCAGTGCTTTACTTGGCATCCGTCAGACGACCTTTCGACTGAGCGGCAGCACGCGCCAGTCCGGTCACGACCTTGCCTGACGCCTCAGTCGCGCGGCGAAAGGCCTCAAACGCTTCATTGGGCAGGATTGAAAGGGACAGACGCTGCTCAATCTCCCGCGCGCGCAAGAGCGCAGCCTGACGGATGAAGTCAGCCTCCTGCAAGCCAGTCGCCGCAGCGGCGGCCCGGATGCGTTCTTCATCAGCGCGATGAAGGCGCAATTCCTTGCGCGCATCCATCTTGCCCGGGGTCGTAGCGATGCTTTCGATTGCGAACATGAGGGGTCTCCTTCGTGCAAACATGTACGGTAAAGCGCCGTACATTTCAAGATGCTCAAATGAGAAGCAACGAGTTCGATGCTCACCCAACGCGAAACCATTCTCACCGCCCTGGCGGATGCCTTGAGCACGGTCCCAAATGTGCCGGTTCTGCGCGGCGATGTCCTGCCTGAACGCATCACGTCCGCTGGTCTGATGATCCTGCGCGATGGCAATCCGGGCGATCCGGAGGTCACACTGTCCCCGCTGCGCTATCACTACCAGCAGCGTGCTGAACTTGAGGTCATCGTACAGGCAAGCGGTGATCGTGATACACGGTTTGACCAACTCATTGCCCGGATTGGCGCCGCCATCGCTGTTGAGCGTACATTGGGTGGTCTCTGCGATTGGGTCGAGGCGGCAGCCCCGGAGCCTGTCGATCTTGCTGTTGAAGGGGCAGCCAGCCTAAAGGCGGCCGTCGTCCCCATCATGCTACATTACTCGCTGGCCGATCCACTTGGCTGAGCGGGTTCCTGGGGCGGGGTTATCATTCTCAGATGGCCCTCGATCATTGCGCCAGACTCTACCGCCAATTTGGCGTAATGAACTGAGCCGTTGATTTGGCCGGAATGTGCAACGCGGACATCCTCCGCGATGACTGCGCCAACAACGACACCTTCAATCGTTGCCTGCTTGGCCTCGATGTCGCCCTTCACATTGGCCCAGTGCTCAATTGTCACAATCTCACCGGTAATGTTGCCGACAACACGCGCTTGAACCACCAAGGGGCCAGTGCTGGTGATATCGCCCGTGACTTCGAGATCCGGTGCGAGGATGGAAGGTTTTGCCGTTCTTGGTGTGGGTGGGGTCATTCGAGGTCTGCCTTCGGGTCGTGTCTGCACCATAGGTGCGTCAGCTCAGAATTTGGCCCAGCATCAATTGCCTCTGAGCCATATGCAATTGTTGCTCTTCTAACCAAAGTCCGTTGAAAAGGATACCAAAATGGCACGAGCCCATGGGGCGCGGGCGCAAATGGCGCTGGCGTTTGAGACGGTTTATGGCACTGCACCCACCACAGGGTTCCGCACGGTGCCCTTTGCAAGCACCACGTTAGGGTCCGAGCAGCCCTTGATTGCCTCGGAGCTCTTGGGCCAGGGGCGCGATCCACTGGCCCCGATCAAGGATGCGGTCACGGCGGATGGCGACGTCGTCGTACCGATCGATATCGAGAACTTTGGACTCTGGCTGAAGGCGGCCTTCGGAGGTCCCACGACCACTGGTACGACACCGAAGATCCACATGTTCCAGTCGGGCAACTGGTCGCTGCCGAGCATGGCGATCGAGACGGGCATGCCCGAGGTGCCGCGCTATGCGATGTACACGGGCTGCGTTTGCGATCAGCTGAGCTGGCAGATGTCACGGTCAGGTCTTCTGACCGCAACTGCGCGGGTGGTGGCGCAAGGGGAAACCGCCGCCGCTGCCACGGCTGCAGGTACAACCACGGCCCTGTCGCAACAGCGCTTTGGCCACTTCAACGGATCCATTACCCGCAACGGGACACCGCTCGGCAATGTTATCTCGGCGGAGGTCACCTATTCCAACGGTCTTGATCGGATTGAGACCATCCGCGCGGACGGCAAGATCGAAGGTGCTGATCCCGGAATGGCGTCACTGACCGGGCGGATGGAAGTGCGCTTTGCCGACACGGCCCTCATCACCCAAGCATTGGATGGCACGCCTTGTGAGTTGGTCTTCGCCTATAGCCTTGGGGCAAGTGCCAGCTTCACCTTCACGGCCCATGCTGTCTACCTGCCGCGCCCCCGCATTGAGATCCCCGGGCCGCAGGGCATTCAGGCAACCTTCGAGTGGCAGGCGGCCAAGGCCGCAAGTCCTGCGCGCCTCTGTACCGCCGTCCTCGTCAACACTGTCGCCTCCTATTGAAAGACCAAAGCATGCTGACCCTTGATCTGACCAACGCACCCTTTTGGTGCGACCTCGCCCCCGGCGTGCGCGTAAAGCTTCGCCCGCTCACCACGGCGCTGATGGTGGCCGCACGTAGCGACCCTGCGATTGCCGACCTGCCGAAAGACGCAAGGACGGAGGAGGCTGCACTGGCGATGGCCAAGGCACTGGCGCGATCCGCTATCCTTGACTGGGAGGGGATTGGGGATGCCGAGGGCGAGCCGTTGCCAGTAAGCCCTGATGCCATCGACGCGTTTCTCGACCTTTGGCCGATCTTTGAGGCCTTCCAAAGCCTCTATGTCGCCAAAGGCCTGCTGCTGGACGCGGAAAAAAACGGCTCATCGCCCTTGCCGAGTGGGCGTTCGACGGGGGCGACGGCTACTGCGCTGCCTGCGGACCCGTCTGCCCTGACTGCCCTGCACGACTGAACCAGCCGCTCACGGTTGAGGGTTGGCTGGTCTGGGATCTTGTCGGGCGCCTTGGAGGTCAGCTGCGCATCGTCCCTGGCGCGGTGATCGGCTGGGACATGAGCGCAGCCTTTGCGCTTGGCGCAGCCCTTGGCATTCCGGCCCCAGCGATCGCTGAACTCTTGCCCGCCATCGAGGCGGTGATGGTGCGTAAGATCAATGAGGGGCTGCAGGTCAACGCCGGCGGCTAATCTACTCTATTGGGCTTTGCGTCGCTCAGGCGGCTCGAAGGGGCTGGAGCCTTGTGAATTCTGCCTTCTAGGGGGCGCGGGCTAAATCCCAGGACCGCTGCAGGTTCATCCAGTATTCTGGCGTGGTGCCGAAGAAGCTTGCAAGGCGCATGGCCATGTCAGCAGACACGCTCGTCTCTCCCTTAATCAGCTGCTCGATCCGGGTATCTGGCACTGCCAATTGCTTTGCCAGCTCTTGCGCGCTCAATGCCAGAGGACTCAAATAGAGCAAGGAGAGCACTTCGCCGGGATGAGAAAAATTATGCATCAGGTTCATCATGTTTCCTTTCAGCGATACGCCACAATTGCAACTTTGGCCGGGCTTGGCGACGTCAGGCCTTGATTTTTTCGATCAGGGTGACACCCGGTAGGCCCTCGAAATGCTTGTCGCAGGTCAAGAGTTCTGCCCCCTTGGCACGGGCGGTTGCAAACATGATGGCATCGGCTGTGGCAAGCTTATGGGTGCGGCAGGCTTCGGCCGCTGCGATGGCGATTTCTGTGTCGAGCGGGACCACCTGGCAGACTTGGGTAAAGGCAATGACCTGATCTGCCTTATCTTCACCCGCTTCCCGCGTGAGCCACTTCGACAGCTCCAACTGGACCATGCTGGGCACGAGCCACTCGTGCTGTTCAGGCAGATGCGCTTCCAATTCGTCGCCGGTCGGCGATCCGATCAGCCATTCGATCCAGGCAGAGGTGTCGACCAAGATCATCAGAAGCGGTCCGCCCGATCGCGGTAATCGGCAGAAGACGCGCCACTTGCCAGCCCTTTCAAGGAATCGCGCTTTGGGACTGGGACCAGCAAGACGCCAGTGCCCTTTGGAATGAAGGCAAAGGTCAAACCTGCCTCCCAATGCTGAGCACTGCGGATCGCCTTTGGGATCGATATTTGGAACTTCGAGGATAGGGTCGCGGTCTCTGACATGATCATACGCCTCCATGATCGATGGAGAGAACGTAAGACAACTACAGTTCAAAATCAAGGATCCCAACCCCATGGCCGAAAAACGTATCTCTGTCCGACTTGCGACGGTGGGCGGCCGACAGGTCCGCGCCGAGCTTGAAGGCATCGGCGAGGCCGGCACCAAGGGCATCGGTCGGTTGTCTTCAGAAATGGAGCGAGCGAACACGCGCCTTGCCGGTTTTGCAACCAAGGCCGGGATTGCGCTTGCGGCGATGACTGCCGCTGCCGCGGCGGCCGGTGTGGCGATGATCCGTTCGGGCCTCGACACGATTGGCGCGCAGGCTGACATGGCGGCTTCGCTCAAGACATCGGTGGAGAGCCTTCAGGTTCTAACCTTGGCGGGCGAATTGGCCGGGGTCTCACTGGGCGAGATCGAACAGGCGACGAAGAAGCTGACCACGCGGTTGTCTGAGGCCGCGTCTGGGTCAGGATCTGCTGTCGGCGCCTTGGAGCGGCTGCATCTCTCGGCGCGGGAACTTCAGGCTTTGCCCTTGGATGAACGGATCGCCACGATCCAAGACGCCTTGGCCCGACTTGTCCCTGAGGCGGAGCGTGCGGCCGTGGCCTCGGACCTCTTTGGCGACAAGGCAGCGCTCGCCTTCTTACGGATTGATCCCGCCACCTTGCGCGAGGCGGCCAAGGACGTGCGCGACTTCGGGGTGGCGGTGAGCGCGACAGATGCCGTGCAGATCGAAAGGACAGGAGATGCGATTGCCAAACTCAGCCTGATCTGGCTGGGCCTGACCAATCGCCTCACGGCGGCGGTCGCACCTGCGCTGGAAACCATTGCCAATGCGCTTGGCGATGCGGCGCGCAGCACTGGCGTGCTGGGACAGGCGATCACGGCGGTCTTTGACAATCTCGGCCGGCTGACAACCTATGCCGCAACATTTGCGACGGTCATGGCCGGACGCTGGGTGGTGGGATTGGCTGCTGGGGTCCTCTCAGTGAAGGGCCTCGCCACGGCGCTGGTCTTTTTGCGCGGTGCCTTGATCCGCACGGGGATCGGAGCGCTGATCGTGGGCGCGGGCGAGCTTGTTTACCAGTTCACCAACCTCGTCGCCAAAGTCGGCGGTGTTGGTGCAGCCTTTGGCCTCTTGCGCGACGTGGCGGCAGAGGCGTGGGACCGCCTGGCGCTGGCAGCCACAGCCGCCTGGTCGCGCGTTGAGGCCGGCTGGGCGGGCGCACAGGCGGGCATTTACGACGGCCTGCAATCAGCGCTGACGGCTGTCGTCGGCTGGGGCAATTCTGCGGTTGGGACGTTCCAAGGCGCCTTTGATGGGGTGAAGGCGATCTGGGGCGCGCTGCCGCAGGCGATCGGGGATTTTGCATACCAGGCGGCGAATGGGCTCATCGGGGGTGTTGAGTCGATGCTGAATGGAGTGGTCACGCGCATCAATGGCTTCATTGAGGGGCTAAACGCGGCGCTGGCCCTTCTGCCTGATTGGGCGACCGGTGAAGCTGGGCTGAAGATCGGCACGCTGGAGGCAGTGGATCTCGGTGGGATTGCCAACCCCTTCGAGGGCGCAGCCTCGGCCGCAGGCACGGCGGCGGCTGATGCGTTCCGTGCGGCCATGGGCAAGACTTACATTGAGACGCCGGATCTCTTCGGGGGCATGGCTGACGCTGCAAGTGGCCGCGCGGCGGGATATGTCGAGGCAGCTGGTATGCTCTCTGAGGCTGCCTCCCGCCCGATGACAGCTTGGGCGGCGCTCAAGGCGGCAATCATCGGCGCGGGCACGGAAGGCGAGGACGCCTTAGGCGGCGCTGCTGAGGCGGCGGGCGCTGTATCCGATGGCTTTGATGCGGCAGGCCAAGCCGCTGGTGGAGCAGGTGGTGCGGCCAAGAAGGCCGCGGAAGAGGCCGCAACGGGTTGGGCTCAGGTCACGAAGTCCCTGGCCGACTATGCCAAAGGCGCCATGGACTGGGGAA